GGCGAGCGCCAGCGCGGCACCGGCACCATCGCTGACCTCGAGCGGCGCGAACACCTGCGCGATCAGCGTGGCCCGGCGCTCGGCCAGGCGGTTGCTGCGGGCGCCGAGCGTGACGCTGGCCGTCGGCAGGTCGCGGATCGTCAGCCGGATCCACGGCTCACCCTCGGGCGCATCGAACCGCTCGCCGTCGAACGTGAGCGTGGCGCCGTTGAACTTCACGACGTCGCCCACGGTCACGCTGCTCGCGATCGCGTGGTTCAGGATCGCGTTGGTGGCCTCGAGCGGCGTCACGGCTGCACCGCCTTGGCCAGCGCCGCTCGCACGAAGCCGGCCGGCGCCTGCTTGCTGTGGCCGGCGTCGAGGCGCTGGATGTAGGCCACGTTGTTGCTGACGAACCGCAGGCGCTCGGCGTCGAAGTCCTTGCCCGGCGGCTCCATCGCTCCACCGGGCGCGCCGACGGTCACGACGTCGACGGCGGGCGCGTCGAGCGTCGCCTGCCAGTTGGCGCGCGCGTTGCCCGTGTCCACGGGCGTGGCCACGGTCAGCTCGGCGTGCGCGTTGGTCTGGATCGTCCAGCACCGCTGGGCGACCTTCCGCCGAAGCGCGGCGATCACCGCGGCCCGGGACGCCACGGTCACGCTCCCGCGCGGGGGCGCTTGCCGGGCTTGGGATCGGGGGCGGCGATCGACGGCGGCGGGGCCGCCGCGCGTGCCGGTGGCGCGTCGTGCGTCAGCAGCCGCGACGAGAACATCCCGGCGAGGCGCATCGGCGCGATGCCGGTCGGATCGAACAGCTCGCCGGCCTGGTGCGTGCCGAACGCGCGGCGCGCGTACAGCGGGCGCTTCGGGTCGAAGGTCGTCCGGCGCGGTCCGTAGGTGTGGCGCTTGATCGGTGGGGCCATGGTGGTGCTCGTCGTTGCGGGCCCGGGAATCGCACCCGGTTCTGCGGCGTATGAGGCCGCCGTGTTGCTGGCTCACTCACCCGCGGTGGCCGGCGCGGCGCCGGCGGCGCGCTACGCCTTGAGGTCGTAGAGCAGGAAGGCCATGTCGGCGCCGGTGAGCTTGACGTCGTAGGCGCTCTCGATCTCGATGCGGTCCGACTTCACCGCCTCGACCCGGAACTTCGACACGCGCGCGCCCGTCTCGGGGGCCATGCCGAACATGCCGGTCCAGTTGAACTGGTAGAAGGCGCTCGGCATCTCGATCGCGGCGGCCGGCGGCTTGTAGTAGACCAGGAACGCGTCGCCGCCGAGGAACGACATCGACGAGGTGCCGCCCTCGAGCGAGGTGTCGTAGACCGCGTCCATCACCAGCAGCTCCTCGAGCTCGAACAGGCTCGCGACCAGCTGCTGGGTGACGATCGCCGGGTTCAGGATCGTCGAGCCGCCGGTGATGCGGCTGGTGATGTCGGGGTGGTTCTTGATGACGTCCCACACCGAGCGGGACATGATCCCGTGGCGCGGCCGGAAGCCGCCGCTGTTCTTGTGCACCTGGGTGCAGTAGTAGGCGACGTTCTCGATCGGGTTCGAGTTGGTGTAGTCGTCCCAGTTGACGACGTTGGTGCCGAGCACGTAGGAGCCCGACGCGACGCCGGCCTTCTTGACGTCCCAGGCCGCGCCGCTGGCCATGAGCGCCGAGGCGAACGACACCTCGCGCGCGATCAGGGCCTTCTGGGTCACGAGCATCGTGTGCGCGCGGTCCTGGTTCAGCGGCGCGTCGGTGTTCGCGCGAACCTGGTCGGGGATGTCCGAGTGGAACGCGCGGACCGGGCACGTGTAGGTCAGCGGGGTGTCCATGTCGAAGCCGCCGCCGACCGACTCCGCGCCCGGCGCCCGGATCGCCATCTCGTTCCGGTGGAACGCGCCCTTCTTGAAGCGGAAGATCGAGTCGGTCTGCTTCTCGACGGGGATCGCCAGGCCCGCGCGGTTGGCGACGAAGTTCGTGCTGGACTGGAAGTGCGCGATCGACACGTTGCCGAGCGGGCGGTTGACGTGGACGTCACCGGGGGTGATCTTGGGCATGGCGGGCTCCTGGAAAGGTGAGCGGAGGGGATGCGGAGGGGCGGGTCAGCGCCGCGATGGCGCCAACCCGAGGAGGCCGATCAGGTCGAGACGGTTGCCGAGACGAGCGAGTAGGCGAACCAGCGCGAGCCGACCCACTCGAGCGCCGCCGAGTCGCCGGCCGCGTTGAAGTTCACGTCGATGCCGTCGGCCGATCCGTCCTCGTCGTAGAACAGGCCCGAGACGGTGCCGACCGGCGTGCCGCTGTTGGCGGTGGCGCACCAGATCGACCGCTGGCCGGCGATGACGCCCGACCCCTGGATGAAGTCCACGGTGTCGGCGATCGAGACGAGGTGCAGCAGGCAGAGCGGGTTCGCGGTGCCGGCGTTGGCGACCGTCTCCGAGCCCATCTGCTTGAGGCCGATCAGCTTCCAGCCGGTCGTGGTCCAGCGGAGCTTGATGCCCTGGCCGGCGGTGGTGAACACCCACGACGTCGGCTCGGAGCCGTAGACGTCGTTGATGGTCAGCGTGCCGACGGGGCTGTTGCTGGCCGAGACGCACAGGATCTCGATCTCCTGGCCGGGCAGCGAGCCGTCGGCGAGGGTGAGCGTGTCGGTGCCGTTGACGGTGATCAGCGCGAGCGCGACGCCCGGGGTGATCGCCGTGTCCTCGAAGCTGGCGACGCCGCCGCCGGGCACGCCGTCGCTCGACTCGAGCTTGACCGCGATCACCTCGCCGGCCGTGGTCGCCGTCGCCAGCGCGACGCCCGCCGAGTTGTTGGTGCCGGTCTTGGTCGCGGCCTGGCCGTCCGCGCTCGACATCACCTTGTCGTCGACGGTAACCGCGGCGTCCACCGCGACCGGCGCGATGCCGCCGATCTGGACCGACGCGACCTCGCCCGAGGCCGGCTTGTTCAGCAGGACGCCGAGCACCGGGTCACCCGCGCCGGCCTTGACGACCGCGCCGGACGAGAGCTTGACGAAGCGGAACTGCGCGGCCGACAGATCCTCGCCGGCGAGGATCGAGACGGTGTTGAACTGCTCGAGCTGGGAAGTGGCCATGGTGGGCGCTCCTGATGCGGTGGTGGCGGGTGGGGCGGGTGGTGGAGCGAGCGGCTACGCCCGCTTGGCGGCCTCGGCCTGCGCGTAGAGGGCGGTGCCCTTCTCGGTGGCCAGCGCCTCGTCGAACGCCTTGGCGAACGACATGCCGGGGACGCCGGCCTGGATGCTCTTGGCCAGCGCCTCGAGCTGGGACTCGGCGTCGTTCGACGCCGGCGCCCCGCCCTTGCCGATGGGCTGAGTGATCAGCGCGATGCTCGCGTTGACCGCGGCGAGGTCGGCCAGCGCGCTCTTGCGCTCGTCGGCGGTGAGCGCGCCGCCGTGGATCGCCTTGGCGATCAGGTCGGCGCCCTTGACGTTGGGCAGCGCGGCGGCGGCCTTGGCGATCTCGGCGGTCGCCGCGGCGGCCTTGGCGAGCTCGACCTGCTCGGCCATCGCGTCGTGGGCCTTGGCCATCGACACCAGGCGCGCGTCGTCCGACGCGTAGAACACCTCGCCGCTCTTGGCGACGTGCACCGGCTTGGCGGCCTCGGCGCGCTCGGTGGCGCTCTTGGCGAGGTACGCGATGACGCCGGCCTCGTCGAGCCGCTTCGCGTAGGTGAGCTGCTCGGCCGGCAGCGCCAGCACGGCGCCGAGGGTGGCGCGGGCCTTGGCCAGATCGGCCTGCAGGGACTTGGTGATGTCGTCGGCCATGGTGGCGTCTCCGGTGCTGATGGCGTGGGTGTGGCCGTCGGACTCGCCGACGGTGAGCGAACCGTCCGCGGCGCGGACCCAGGGATGCGAGTGCCCGTACTCGGCGCCGGGCGCGCGCTCCCAGCTCGTGAAGCCGTCGGGGCACTCGGCGTCGTCGATGAGGTGCTGGTGGCCGTTCGTGGCGTCGGTGAGCGCGGGGGCGCGCTTGGCCACCGGCTTGACCGCGAGCTTGCAGTCCGGGCAGGTGGTCGCGTTCTCGGCCATCGCGGCGCCGCAGTCCGGGCACTTCATGCCCGCCTTGGCGACGTCGGCCCGCTTGGCGATCGCGATGGCGGTGCCGGCGCCGTGGGCCGCCGCGCGCACCAGGTCGATCTTGTTGATCGTCAGGTTGCGCAGGGTCCGCTTGTGCTCGGCCTTGGCGACGTCGCCGGGCGCGGCCGACTTCGCGACCGTCTCGGCCAGCGCCAGGCCCTCGATCGACATCTGCCACGGCTCGCCGGCGGCCAGCGACTCGTCGATCGACTTCGCGACCTCAGCGGTCGGCGTGAAGCCCACCACGAGGCCGGCGTGCGGACTGGTCAACTCGAGCGCCGCCTGCACGTCCTCGGTCATCGGCATCACGAGCGGGACCGAGCCAGTGATCGTGCCGTCGTGCTCGTGGCCGAGCTGCGCCGACTTGGCCAGCGACAGCGCGCCGGCGATCATCTCGTCGTCGGGGATCTGGTCGCCGTGCGAGTCGGTGAAGGTCTGGCCGTCGCGCTTCGAGAACGCGCCCCACGCGAAGTAGACGCCCAGCTTGCCCTTGGCGATGCGGGCGGGGGCGCTCTTGGCAATGGAGACGGTGGTCACGCGGCCACCGTGCGCCCGTGCGCGCGCGCGACCCGAACTTGGGCCGGCGGTCGTTCGTGCGTTACCGATGCACCGTGCCCCGCATCGTCACGATCCAGGACGTCGCCGCGTTCTTCGGCGTCGCCGTGGACGTCGTGGCGGCCTGGCGGGA